TACAGGGTCTTATGTTGGACTGTTGGAAAAAGACAAAATTTTCAACAATGCTTCATGAAGATCTTACCGATAAGATCAACGAAATTCATCGTAATTGTCCTACTCTAAACAACTTTTGTTCTGTTGATTATGAGAAGGCGACTGATCTCCTAAAAAAGGATGCAACAGTTACGATGCTGGAGGTTCTAAAAAACATCCCTGATCATGATATAGCTCTAAAGGCAATTCTAGGAGTAGGTTTGATCACTTACCCACTAGGTGCTGCCCCACCTGGCTTAGTTGTTGATGGTCAACTTATGGGTCACCCCTTAAGTTTTCCACTTTTATGTACTGTCAACCTAAGTGTATACCGTCTCGCATGTATCCGTTATATTACCAGTTCTTGTAATATGTGGGAATATGAACAGAGAAGATCCATTGTTCAGATTATGATAAAAAATGTCATAATCAACGGGGACGATATGCTTTTCAAGTGTTTGGATGATTTTTATCCCATTTTTAAACAAGCCGCATCAGATGCAGGCTTGAAGTTATCGGTTGGAAAGAACTATTTGTCTAAGGACTGCTGTATGATCAACTCACAGATTTTTAAACTTGACAAACAAAAGAACGTAATGGTCCGTCAGGGTTATTTGAACTTGAAGTTCCTTAAAGAAGTCGACGACAGTCGGCAAGATGATCTACGATCAGATTCAAATTCTAATCCCACACAAGTATCTCGTGAGATTAATCGTATGATCACCTTATGTAACTGGACAGAGTGTATCATTCCCTGCATTTTTCAATGCAGGTGGATTGATGAAAACTTTGCACTCCACGATCGGAAACATAAGCTTTCACCGAATTGGTTCTTACCTGTCCATTTAGGCGGGTACGGTGTGGACATCAAGTACGCTCCAAAAGATCTTAAAATAACCCGAGATCAGAGAAAATTGGCCAGAGTCTTTATAAAGGATATAAAACTCCAACTTTTTATTAAAGAGGCCTCTAAAGATAGTAAAATAAAAAACATAAATACAAATTCATTTCCTGGTGCTTTCTTAAATTACAAAGTCACCGACAAGTTTCGACCTTTAAATGAACATGAAACCGAAGATTCTGATCCATGGTTAGGGAGATTGTCTCTCATATATAACATGGCTAACTCAAAAGAAGTTAAAGATAGTTTTGGCTATACAGCAAAACACTTTAACCTAAGGACAGTTAAACCATTTACACGTGAGAAGATAATGCGTCTTTTTGAAATCAAGCTTATCTCAAATAAGTCTTGTGACCTTCCTAGCCTCATTCCGATTACCACTCGAAGACCTTATCCAATTTTCCGCCGTCTTCTAAAGGAGCTCCCTTACGGGATTCTTTAGGAGAAGGTCGACCAGATCATGTCGTTAAACTGATTATTGGGTTCTAGAGAGTAATTGACCAAAACGGTTTCCGTGCTAAACAAAATGCCGAGAGACTACACGGCTCATCCCATTGGGTTTCTGTAGGATGTATAGTCCCGCACATACAGCGGTATCCAATACTTGTATGGTATTTAGTAAAGAAATGAATAAAAACAAAAATGACAATAATAATAATAATAATAATAATAGCAACAATAATTCCTCACGGGGCCCCCCTAGTAATCGGGGCAATCGTGGGACGTCTACGAGCAAGAAGACCCGAAACCCTCCTAGATCAAATGGAGAAGCTTCGGGTCCCCGAGTCGCACCTGTCTCAGTGAGTAGCAGACAGACCTTTCCGAGGAAGAATACTTACTCGGAACGTTTTCACATGTCCGAAGCCATTACTCCCATTAATGGTAGTATTGGATTTCAGGTGAACACGCGTCTCTACATCAATCCTGGACTCGCAGCTACCTTCCCCTGGCTCTCAGAGCAGGCCAAGAGGTGGCAACAGTACCGTTTTAATAAACTGATCTTCCGGTACATTACTCGTACTTCGACATCAACGATCGGCTCTGTTATACTGAGTCCCGATTATAATGCAATTGAAACCGTCCCTCTTAGTGATTCTGAAGCTTCAAACACTCAAGATGCGGTAGAGAACTCTCCATGGACCGAAATATCTTGCCGTTTAGATCCAAAGGCAATGTTTCCTTTCGGTCCCCGAAAGAATATTCGTAACTCGTTAGTAACTGGGGATCTCTCCAATTATGACGCGGGTAGGATGTTCATTTGTACATCTGGCATGGCCAATACAAATCAAGTGGGTCGTCTCTACGTTGAGTACGATGTGGAACTCTTCGTTCCACAGAGCACCGTACTCTCCCTTTCAGGTCCTACAACAATCACTCAAGTAACTCGTGGCACACCTCAACAAACATTAACCAGTAGCGTAGCGACAAATGTTGGTTTCAACATTTACCGCTATAATCCGTTGGGTATTACCCCCACGGCTGCTCCCAACCCTCTTAACGCCTTTCAGTGTCCTATAGGCGTTTATCATATCTGGGGATACGTGACAGTTCAGTCTAGTATCGCCGCGGATATTATTGCAGACTGCTTTATTCTGAAGAATAATGCAGCCTTACCAGGTGAGGTGATTGGGTCTGTTCAAAGATCTATTTCTTCAAGTGTGTCACCAGTGATTCAATTGTATTTCGATAATATTGTTATCATTGATTCAATCAATGATTATGTTGCTGTTAACGTCAACGTCGTCTCGGTGGGAACTATAACCCTACAGGAGACGTCGAACGTGGTCAACTTCCAGGTCTGCTAACAATGTTCGAATCAGCGTAGATTCAATCTACGGGAAAAAGGGTCTCAGAGATCTATCTGGGATATACAAACGGTTTTATCTGTGTAAAACAGTTAGGAGCGATCAACCTTATCTTCAAGAACCATTATTAAATAAAAGAAATAAAATAATGTAGATAAGAGTTTAATGATCCGGTCATAGGGGAAACTCTATGTTATTCTTTCTGGTTCGTTTTTGATACATTACTCAGAAGAAGTCCATCTAGTATTTTTTTTCTTTAAGACCAAACACTTTGTTGTGTTTTTTAAAGTACTAAATGGGTTCTCTTTTGAGTGATGTTATTGATACGTTCAATACACGGGGTAGAACCG